TAGTTGAACGTTGTCTGTTTTTCTCAAAACGGAAAGGCTCTACTACATTCGTGTTTTCAGGATTAAAGCTAATCGGTTTTGGCTCTTCTGCAAGTTCGGTTACCTCTTCTGTAACTTCGTCAACTTTAGAAAGCAACTCCAATTGAGCTTTCAATTCAATATTTTCTGTTTTTAATGCTTCGATTTCTGAGAAGAAAGTTTCTTTAACGATTGATTCGATAGTTTTCTTTGCAGATGGTGCTGCAGCTTCTGCTTCAACTTCTACTTCTACTTCAGGTGCTTCTGCTTCAGGAGCAACTTCTTCAACTACTGCTTCTTTGATCTCTGCAATAATTCCTTCTACTGCTACTGCTAGAATCATTCCGTTTTCTAGTTCGTATTCTCCTACAGGAACAGGAATCATTTGCTCGTCCTCAGTTACAATGAAAACTTCGTTATCCGTTTCGAATGCGTCTGCCTCAAAGATGGTAACTCCGTCCATTAACTTCATTTGCTCTAATTTCACTTCCATTCCTAAAAGTGATTTGATTTTGTTAATTGTGCTATTTTTCATTTTTGTCTTTTATTATTGTAACGATTGATTTATATCCTTGTTGTATTTTTATCCGTTTTGACGAACTGTAGTTCTTACTCCTGCATTCTCAGTTATCGTAACTGAATCAATGCCTTGTACGACTCCTATGCCCTGTGCTTGTAGACTTCCGTCACAACATTTAGTTGAGTATGTTCCGTTTTCACATAGACATCCTCTGCGTCCACCTTTTGGACTAGAGTAACTGGGTGTTTTAAATTTGCTCATCTTCTAAAATTATTTGTTTGATTTGTTCTAATAGTAAATCTTCTTCTGACATTTGCGACATTTCTAATTTGTCTGCGAAGTAACCTTCGATTGAGAATCCTTTTACTTTACCTTCCTTTACATCATTCCAAACTTGCTCGTTGTTTACCTTCATTGATATCATCCAAGTTCCTTTTGGTAAATCAAATCCGTATTTAGCTGACTTGTCTTGTTTAGAATCTTCAATAATCCAACTTTCAACAACCGACATTCCTTTGAGTTTCTTGTCGTGTTCGTATGTTGCGTTGTTTTGATTTGAGTTCATTAAAAATAACTCTGATGCTTGACGCACCGTGTCCTCTGAAAAGTAGATATAGTATTCTTCTTTCGTCTTTTCGTTTACTCGGTAGATTTGTTTATTAGGAACTAATGCTGCTCCCATAAGAATCTTTTTTTCTGCGTCTATTTCTTTTAGCTCTACTTCGTGTTTCGCTAAGGCAATAAAGTTTTCCTCAATAGCAGGTGAATGTACTACAGAAACCGCGTCAATTCCACTTAGTGAGTCCTTTTCGTCTATTACTAATTCTACAATTTTCATAACTTTCTAACGATTTTATTGTACTAATGTTGCATTTTCAATCCTGTTTCGGTCTAAACTTTGTGCAGTTGACATATCTCCAGAAACTACATAAGCCTTTGTTGGTTTTTGTTGAAGTTGTCCAAGTTGATTCAATCCTGAGTTTCCAACTACGTTAAAGTTTGGCGACATAACTCCACCTGCTCCACTGCCACCGCCACCTAAATTGCTTGATGGACTTGGTGGACTTCCACCGCCTAGTGTTCTTAGTGCTTTTGCAGTTGCTGCTATATTGGCTGCGATGCCTATTCCAGTAGAAATATTATTCATTGCTATTACAGGTGCTGCTGCCACCCCACTACTTGCTACTGCTTGTGGAGTTGCTAATGCTGCTACGTTAGCAAGTTTGTTTGCAATGATCATTTTAGCAATACCAATAGCCGATTCTGCAATAACTGCTGCTTTCTGAACTCCTTTTTGTTTTTCAAATAAACCTTTAATCAACTGAACTCCTTGTAAAGCAGTGTCTAGTCCTTGCATTTGAATAGCAGCCTTTTGTTCTGCTACTGCTTTTGCTTCTGCAATTTCTTTATCCGTTGCTTTTTTAGTTGCTTCTGCTAATTTTAATCTTGCTTCTTCTTTTTGCTTATAGTCTAAGTCTTGATATTTTAAGTTGATGTCATTCAACTCATTCATTTTAGCCAGTTCTATTTCTGCTAACGCATCTTTGTTTTCTCCTGCTAATGTTTCTAAAGTAAAATATTTATCTTGTACTGCTAATTCTTCTTTTTGTTGGTCATTTAAAGTATTGAGATAGTTTTGCTCTGCTATGTCTTGAATTGAATTATCAAACTCCTGTTGTCTTTCTAATTCAAGACGTTTAGCGTCAGCATCTGCCTTGTCTATTACTTCTTGTTTTGCCTTTGCTTCTGCTGCTGCTTGTTCTTTTGCTTCTTTTCGTTTTTCCGCAGCTTCTTTTGCTCTATCTTTAGCAGCGTCATCATTGTCTTTCTTAGCAGTTTCTTTGTCTTTTTTTATCTGTTCTTCAAAGAAATATTTATCGTTTTTAAGTTTTTCAAGTTGTTCACTTAATTCATTAAACTTTGCACGGTTTGCTTTTACATCATCTTCGTCACCATATAACAAACGACCTGTAGCGTTTAAACCAAACGAGTCGAATGCTTGTGCAGTTTCTAAACCTTTTTTACTTTCTTTAAGTAAGGTTTTCTGTGCTTTTAACTGAGATTCAGTATCTCTAATTGCCTTGGCAAAAGTTGCACTTCTCTTTTTGTTTATCGTGTCTTCTTCGTAACCTACTCGTTTTAAAGTACGTGCATATTCGTCAAAGTTATCTACGGCGTGTCTTGCTGCTTCAGCTTGTTTTTCGGTAGTTTCTGCATATTTTTTAGCTGCTGATAAACCTGTATTGAATGAACTTTTAATATCATCCATATTTTCTACCAACAAAGCAACTGCAGTAATTAGTAAACCAATACCACCTACTAGGAATGCTTTACTTGCAGTAGTCATTGAGCTAAACGCAGTCTTAACAACTGCTCCTAATTGTTTAAAGGAATCAATGCTTTCTCCTAATGCTTGTGCGCCTGATGCTAACGCCATTGCTGACTGCACCTTTAACAATGATTTTTCTACTGCTTCGCTTTCTACTCCAAATGCACCCATTGCTCCAGTGACAACCGAGAAACCACCTGCAACACCTGTTAACGAACCTGATAAAGCCTTGAATTTAGCGTCAGGATTAAACGCATCTGTTAACGCTTTCGCATCTCCAATTTTGTCTTTAAGAATCGCTGCTGACTTAGCCGCTGCAATTGCTTCCTTTGATGTATCACCAAACTTCTCTGATAAAATCTGAACATCTGCCTGAGCTTGTTTTAATTGACTTTTAAGACTTCCTAAGTTTGTCTGTAAATCTAATTCTATTACTTTCTTTTCAGCCATCAGTTAACTTTTTTTAGTGCGTGTTTTCTTCTCTCTTGTCTTGTCATTTTACGAAAGGATGTTGTGTAAGCATATTTCCCTTTTGCGATGTCTATGTTCTCTGATATTCCGTAGAAGTTGTCTATCGAAAGCATTGCTATTATGTTCTTGATCATTGTTGTAAGATGTTTATGGTTCGTGTTTGTGTAATTCCACTATTCAATGTGTACGTAACTAATACAGGGTAAACCGTTCCTGCACTTCCTGCTGGTATTGCTACTACAACTAACTGACTTGCATAAATTAAACTAGGCGTAATAGTTACGTCAGGATTAGACGATGTCATCATCGCAGAGAATGTGTCGTTAACAAAATCAATTGCTAACTGAATATCTCCACCATCAACACCAACGTAAGGAATTTGCGTTGAGTTTACCATTGGTCTAAAGTCTAGAATCAATTGGAAGTTTACTTCTCCAGTAGTCAGATTAGACTGCATTGAATTGATGATGTAACGTTTATCTCTGATTACCAATCTGTCGTTTAAACGAAGTCCTGTCAGTAGTCCGATAGGTAGAATAGTTTTTACGCTTATTAATCTCTGCTTTAAATTGTAAAGATTGTACAAATACGAAAAGTAATAAGTTCCAAATAATGTTTGTTGCACTGGTACGTTTAACATCGTACTAATATCAGGTGCAAAGTTTAACGTGTAGTTTGTTAAGTTCGTGTATAGGTCTTGACCAAATGGTGTGTAGTTTGTGATATTGATATTTGTAGTTCCATTGTTAAAATGAAAGTCCACTGTTTTATTGTCGTATTGATAAAGTAGAATTGGCTTAGGAACGTATGGAGCAAACTCGTTGTTTAGTGAGTAACCTACCTGTAAGTCTGTACCTGTGAATTTAGTCTGTAGTAAGTTCTCAAAAGGAACGTCTAAAGTATATTCATCTCCGTCATATGGATATTGATATGTCGTGTTTCCGTACTCTCGCATAAACAACTGACTGAACTGCTTATTTAAGAATGATTCAGAATCCTGATATTTCATTGTTATCTTTTTGTAGAGCTTCATTCTGTCTACGTCAATAGTATCTACGTCTGTAAATGGAGAGATGTCTACTATTGCACCTGCTGAGTACCAATCGTCTAATGGTTCTACTTGAAAACTATTGTCCGTGATTCCGTAGCAAGTCATATTAAAGACTTTAAGAACTCCGCTGAAGAAGTCGCTTACTTTCATTACAGGTGACATTGATGCTAAGTCCGTGTTTATAACCATTACGTTGTTAGCACAAGTGGCCGAGCATATAGCGTGAATTGCTAACGCACCTCCTACAATAGCAGTAATCGTATATACAACAGAAACATTTACGGTAACTGCAGTATGTGTTCTAACTTTAAATGTGTATGTAGAATCTAATCCAATAGTATCTTGAATTAAAATTGCGGACAAACCACCTGCTGCACTAAAAGGAAGGCTTTGTATAAAGTTCCCATTTTGGTAAACATCTATAATTGCTCCTGTTGCTGCTGAGATTGAGTTGACGTTAATTACAATGCTATGCTTACCACTATCTAATCCTAAATACTGAACTCTGATAGAATCATTTGCTAAATTAAAAGCATTACTTGCATCGTTCCCACCTGAAGATAAACTTGTAAAATCAATTACCTGCGCTTCGGAAAAGAAGTTAAACTCGTTTTGGTTTTTATACCACAAGAAAAGTTTAGTAAACCTATCGTCACTTAAAAAGTTTCCGTTAAATGTTACTCCGTATTTAGCTGCAATTTGCCCGAATATTTTACTTACTCTAACTGCAGGAAATAACTCATTGTAATGAATACTACCTGATGTATTATGTATGTCACTAGAACCACTTGTTGCTATTGTTAACCAACTTGGAGTGATTGTCGTAGGTGCTTGTCCTGTCCAAGTCCATATACGTTTTGAACTTATCAAAGGGTATTTAACGTGGTAAGTATTTGCTGCGTCAATGATTCTTGCTCTAACTTCCGTTCCTGTGTAAGTGTGGTTTAATGATGTGTAGTCTAAGTTTGATAATAAGTCCTCTCCAAAGTGGTCTAATAAAGTTCTACCTTCTCCGTAAAAAGATAGTGAGTAGCTTTCTGCTTGTCCGTTTTTTAGTTGTGCTTTGTCAATCTGAATTTTACCCCTACGAAAGAAAGTTAAGTCAATTTCTATGAATGCGTTTCTACGGATGTTGTG